GAAATAAATTCGTCAAGAATATTAGACGGTTCAAAGGAGAATAGAATAAGATGTCGGCAAAAGATTTTAAGTTTGTTTCACCCGGAGTTCAGGTCGAAGAAATCGATAACTCCCAACTCCCAGAAGTCCCAGATGCCATCGGACCTCTCGTAATCGGAAGATCCCGTCGTGGTCCAGCCATGATGCCTGTAAAAGTTGATTCATTTTCAGAGTTTGTAACAATCTTTGGAAATCCAGTTGGTGGGGAAGAAGCCAGCGATTTGTGGAGAAGTGGTGTACCAACCGCTCCTACTTTTGCTGCTTACGCTGCACAAGCTTGGCTAAAGAACAATTCTCCGCTTACTTTTATCCGCCTTCTTGGATCCCAATCTCCTGATGCTGCTTCAACTGACCTAGCTAAGGCTGGTTGGAAGTCTGCTGACTTTGCTGCTGCGACAGGTGGTGGAGCTTACGGTCTTTACATATTCAACTCTGCATCTGCTAACCCATTAGCAACTCAAATTGAAGCCGTTGACGGAACACTTGCAGCGATTTTCTATTGCACTGCTGGTGCTGTAACTCTTTCAGGAGCTATGCGTGGAGCACCCTCCGGTCTCGCAGCATCTAACGCAGACGTAACTGCAACTACTGCGTCTGCAACTTTGGTTGAAGCTCCATCGAAGGAGTTTACTGCAAATGTTATTAATGGTAGTGGAGTTGTAACAGAGAAGATTAACTTCAACTTTGATCAAGGATCTCAGAACTACATTAGAAAAGTGTTTAATACAAATGCAACACTTACAAACAGCTCTATTGTAGAAACTACTTCTACAAGCGCAAAAACCTACTGGCTTGGGCAAACATATGAAAGAGAAGTTGCAACTGCAATCAGTAGCTCTAGCGGCTATGGTTTGATTCTTAGGCTTGGTAGAACTGGCTATGACATTGCAAACGGTGGTGATTTTAAAGTTGCTACACAAGCACCCAGATCGGGATGGTTCTTCTCACAGGACCTTAGAGCAACTCCCGGATCTGCAACCATTGCAGACAATACATTGACGCCTGCGATCTTTGACCCTGCTTCTTTGGTTGGAACGTCAAGATTGTTCAAGGTTCATGGAATGAGTTCTGGTGAAGAAATCCAAAGAAAGTTCAAAATTTCTATTGAAGATCTGTCTTACTCCAAGAATGATAACACACCATATGGAACTTTCACGCTGGCTATCAGAGATGCAAGAGATAACGATAATGCAAAAGTTTATGTTGAGAGATTCACAGGTCTCACACTAGACCCAAACGCAGAAAGTTACATCGCAAAGCAAATCGGTGACAGATATTACGAGTGGAATGATGATCAGAGGAGATTGATTGAGTATGGTACTTATCCAAATAGATCTAAAATCATTCGCATGGAAATGGCTAACGCAGTAGATACAGCACAAGTCGCAGCAACATCACTTCCATTTGGTGTTGAAGGTCCGATTGTGTTGTCCGATATTACAATTACAGGATCTAATGGCAAGCTTGGAACAGGCTCCCTTGGAGGCTCCCCTACCGCCCCATTGACTGCTGGTGGAGGCGCAAACATTTTTGCCCCTACTTCAAGAACTATGGCTGGAAATACAGACATCATACTTTCGACCACTGTTGCTAATGAATCAAATACTGCAAAAATTTCACAGTTCACTGGATCGATCAAGCATCCAACTGTTCCTCTTCGATTGAGCGCATCTGACGGCGATATCAGCGATCCAACAGAGGCATACTTTGGCGCTCAATTCCAAAGAAGTGCGACTTCGACAGTGTACGAACCAAGCCTTGTTGATTTGGTTTATAGACTTCCAAGCGGAGGCACATTTGCTCCAATCGCCAACAACACTAAGACATCTTGGTACTTCTCGTTGGACGACTTGGTATTGAAGGAAAGCTCAAAGAACTTGGTATTCTACCGCTCAGGATCTAGAGCAGCAGGAGATTCTATTACAGCTAGAACAGGATCTTATCAAGCAGTTCTTGATGCTGGATTTGATAGATTTACTTCCCCATTATTCGGTGGATACAACGGGTTTGACATTACAGAGAAAGAGCCATTTAACGATGAACGCGCCATGGGAGGGAGCAGTGGTACTAGCGAAACAGCTAGCTCAATGTTCTACTCTGTTAAGAAAGCAATCGATATGTTTGCAGACCCAGAGTTTATTGAAGCAAATATGATCTTAGCTCCGGGTATTGTTAACCAAGGGTTGACCACACACATGCTTCAAACTGCTGAAAATCGCGGAGATGCATTGGCTGTTATCGATCCTAGAGGTGGATACGTCCCGTCTTCCGAAAATAACAAGTCCGAGCAGAACAGAATTGCTGCTGGAACAGGAGCAGGAAAAGGTGGAGTATCGCAGCACGTTGTTGATGTCGGAGATGCTATGGCTCTTCGTAATCTCAACTCAAGCTACGGCGCAACGTACTACCCATGGGTTCGAATCACAGACACAATCACAGGACGCGGAGTATGGGCACCGCCTTCAGTTGCCGCACTTGGAGCAATGTCTTTCTCCGAGAACAGAGCAGCACTTTGGTTCGCTCCTGCTGGATTTAATAGAGGTGGCTTGTCTGACGGTGCCGCTGGTATCCCAGTGACTAACGTTAGAAGCAGACTTACTTCTAAAGAAAGAGATTATCTCTACGAAAGAAACATCAACCCAATTGCTTCTTTCCCAAGCGAGGGTATTGTAATCTTCGGACAGAAGACCTTACAAGCAACTCCATCTGCGCTTGATAGAATTAATGTAAGAAGATTGATGATCTTTGTGAAGAAAGAAATCTCTAGAATTGCTTCAGGATTGCTCTTTGAGCAGAATGTACAAGCAACTTGGGACAGCTTCACAGGAGAAGTTAATCCATTCTTGGAAAACATTAAGCTTAACTTTGGATTGGATGCATTTAAGGTTATCCTCGACGAGACAACCACAACCGCAGAGATGGTTGATAGAAATACAATCTATGCAAAGATCTTCTTGAAGCCAACCAAGGCTGTTGAGTTCTTCGCAATTGATTTCGTAATCACAAACTCCGGTGCAGGATTCGAAGATTAAAAACGAGTAAGTTACTATTTACTAGTAAGATAAACTTTTATAAAGGAAACACAAGATAATGGCACAGGGAAACACAAAATTTTGGGCTACTCAGGAATCAGAGCCAAAAAGAGCATATAGATTTATTCTCAATTTGAATGGAAATGATAGCTGGACAGTGACTAAGGTTACTAGACCTAGCATCACAATAACTGAGGCAACCCATCAGTACCTAAATCACACATTCTATTACCCCGGAAGAGTAGAGTATAACACTGTTTCATTTACTTTGGTCGATCCTCTTACTCCCAATTCCACTGCGTATGCATTGGGTATTATTGCACAGAGTGGCTATAGTTTGCCAAGCAGAACAGTATACAGCACTATTTCAAAGAAGCAAGCTATTAGTGCTATGAAGCAGCCAACAATTCACACCGTTAATGCTGGTGGAGACATTGTTGAAAGCTTTACTCTTATCAATGCTTGGGTTAAGAATGTTGATTTTGGAGAGTTTGATTATTCATCAGATGATTTGATCAACATAGGAATTGAATTACGTTACGACTTTGTTAGATACACAGTTACGGGTGGAAAGCAAGTCGGTACTGACGTCAATGCAATTGAGACCTTTGGTAGCTAATAATCAACAAAAGACTTTACAAACAAAAATTCCTATCGTATAATACGAATTAAGCAAATAACCTAATGAGGCTTTAATGAGTACCAGAAATAATGAAGATCGTTTCGGATCTTTTGAATCAGACGCTGCTCCCGCAGCATCTACAACCCAAACACAAACAAATCCCTTAGAGTTCGCAACACCTACCGATATGGTAGAGTTGCCTTCCAAGGGAAAGTTCTATCCAGAAGGACACACTCTTCATAACGCAGAGTCAGTTGAACTCAGATACATGACTGCGAAGGACGAGGATATTCTTGTTAACAGATCTTTAATTAAAAAAGGTGTTGTTCTTGATCGCCTTCTCCAGAGTGTATTAGTTAATAAGAAGATCAATATTGATGACCTCCTTATTGGAGACAAAAACGCAATGCTTGTATCTGCTAGGATCACAGGCTATGGATCTGACTATGCAACGAGAGTTCCATGCCCATCATGTGGAACTGTATCGGACCATGTTTTTGACTTAGAAGAAGCGCTAGAAGCCTCTAATGCATCACAAGGCGATACAACCCTTGCAGAGCAGACAGAAAGAGGAACCTTCCTCATAACTCTTCCAAAAACTGGCGTTTCTGTTGAAGTTCGCCCACTTACAGGGAAAGATGAGAAAGCAATTCTGAAAACAAATACAATGAGGCAAAAAAATAAAATGCCCGAATTAGGTCTCACAGACCAGATGAAGATGTATATCGTATCAGTTAATGGCGAAGAAGATGGAGCAGTCATTTCTAACTTGGTAGATAACATGCCAGCAATTGATTCTCGTCATTTAAGAACTTCATATTCAGAAGCGATACCCAGCGTTGACCTTGCCCAACATTTTGAATGTCCAGAATGCAGCTATGAGCAAGAAATGGAGGTGCCGTTTACCTCTGAATTTTTTTGGCCTAAGCGATGAATACATACAAAATGTATATGAAGAGATATTCCAACTAAAGCATTTCGGAGGTTGGAGTTTTATTGAAGCGTATAGCTTGCCAATAGTTTTAAGAAGATGGTTTTTGGAAAGATTAGCAAAGCAATACGAGAAAGAAAAAGAAGAAATGGATAAGGCTACCAAGAAAGGTGGACGATAAGACCAGAGACCAAGGGTGTTTTTGGTCTTTTTTTTTACTATTTACAACTATTTATACTCGGAGGAGTTACAAATGTCCAATATAAATGAAGAAAAACTCGCACCAATCGAGATTGATTTAAATCCTGAAACAATTGACGAGGGCTATCTAGCAGCTTTGGGTGGTCAAATCGAGCTAGTTCTCAAAATGATGTTCGGAGGTTCACTAATTCCAGCAAAATTTAGAGGTACAAGGAGCCAAGTTTCTAGTTTTGCTAGTGCGCTTGGTAATGAAAAGAAGTATCTAAGTTCGTTTGAAAAACATGGTCTAACCGACCCAAGAACATTGAACAGTAGACACAAATTAGAAAGAGCAATTATGAACTTTGAAAGAGAGACGGGAATAAAGTGGCCTTTCAAATAGAGATTAAACTATGGCAGATCCAAAAGAGTTAGAGCTAATAGAAAAGATAAATGCTGAATTAGAAAAAAGCATTGAATATGAAGCCAAGCGAGCTAGACTTCGTGGAGAGGCAGTTGATAAACTGGTTACCCAGCGAGATATCCTAGTTCAGCAAAGGGAGCAGTATGCAATAGGCATTGATTACCTCGAAATGGAAGCAGGTAAGCTGGATGATATTTATCAAAAG